TAGGTTCGCTTGTCACCTTCCAATCGTTAGGCGATGAGGGAGTTCTTGTTCGTGGAGCACGTACTATACGCGCTGCTGTAGATTTAGAAAAAGCAACTGCTACTGCTGTAGCTACTCCAATGCCTACTGGTGTAATTAAAAATACTGGTGCAGATATTGGAGAAGCTGAAGCTCTAGGAATTCTTAACGCATTTGAAAAATCACGTAAGAACCGTAGCACTGCATACATGACTTCGACTTTAGATTATCAGGTTACACAGTTCTCACCGAAGGACATGACCTATAACGAGTCTGCTCAATTTATGGCGACTCAAATTGCTCGTATGATGAATGTGCCAGCATGGTATTTATCTGCTGAAATGAATAACAGTATGACTTACGCTAATGTTATTGACGAGCGTAAACAGTTCGTAGATTTGTCACTACGTCCGTTCTATTCTGCTATTGAAGATAGACTCTCGATGGATGACATTACACCGCGCGGTAATATCGTGCGTTTTGCAATAGATGACACATTCCTACGCAGTGATGCTATGGAAAGATTAAATGTAATTGAGAAGCTGTTATCGCTAGGGCTCATTTCTGTAGAGCAAGCTATGGAAATGGAAGATTTGACACCGAACGGAAATAACGTAAATGAAACTAACATTCTCTAGCGAAATTACGGCTGCTGACTCAGCACGTCGTACCATTAGCGGAAAAATAGCACCAGTGGGCGAAGTAGGACATACTTCCGCTGGTAAAGTAATTTTTGAGCGCGGGTCAATCCAAGTAGACGACCCGAAAAAAGTTCTCTTTTTAGAAGAACACAACGATAAAGTTAGATTAGGCCGCGCTCAATCTATTGAAGCTACAGAAGACGGCTGGTACGGCACATTTAAGTTAAGCGCCAGCACTAAGGCGAGTGACGCCCTAATTGAAGCAAGCGAAGGACTAAAAACAGGAATGTCCGTAGGCGTAGAAGTAATTGACTCACGCCCAGCTAACGGTGTAATCCACGTACTAGCTGCAAAACTTGTAGAAGTTTCATTAGTCTCAAATCCCGCATTTAAGTCGGCTGAGATTAAAGAAGTCGCTGCATCCGAAACGGAAGAAGCGAAAGAAAAAGAAAACCAACCAACAGAAAGCGAGGCTGTCGTGGAGAATACTCCAGACACCGTAGCCGTAGCACCTGAGGTAGAAACCCCTGCGGTAGAAGCCTCAGCTCCTAAGGTTACAGCAGCTACACCACGCGTGTACGCACAACCACGCATCGCACCTATGACTGGCGCACAATATCTCGAAGCGAACATTAAGGCCGCTCTCGGTGATGACAACGCACGCCAGCTCGTTCGCGCTGCAGATGACTCAACCAGCACTAACACAGGTCTGACACTTCCTCAGCACCTCAACACCTTCATTACTGACACCTTTACTGGTCGTCCAGCATTTGAAGCTGTAACACGTAACGCACTTATCGCTGAGGGTATGTCCTTCACTGTTCCACGTCTTTACGTAAACAACGCAACACCTAACGCAGCTCCTACAGTTGCAGACACTAACGAAGGTTCCGCACCGTCTGAAACTGGGATGACAAGTGCCTACGACACGGTGACTGTCGAGAAGTTCAGTGGCCTCAACCGAGTCAGTTTTGAGCTCATTGACCGCTCTTCTCCGAGCTTTATGGAGCTTTTGATGGTGGAACTCCGCAAGGCATACGAGAAGGCAACAGATAACGCGCTTATCGCAGCTTTCACCGCTAACGGTACACAAGCTACTTCTGTAGCTGCTACCGCTGCTGGTCTACAAAGCTTTATCTCAACCGAAGCTGCTGCTGCATACAAGGGAACTGGCGGAGATTTCGCTAACAAGCTTGTAGCATCTACAGACCAGTGGGCTTCCATCATGAGTTACGTAGACGGTTCACAGCGTCCACTTTACTCAGTTGCATCACCACAATTTAACGCAGCAGGACAGGCTGTACCTACTTCCGTTCGCGGAAACGTTCTCGGTACTGACCTCATCGTAGACCACAATATTGCCGTATCTGGCATTGTTGACGAGTCTGCGTTCCTTGTTGCACCAGGTTCGGTATATTGCTGGGAGTCCCCAACAACGAATCTACGTGTCAACGTTCTTACTTCGGGTGAAATCGAAATTAACCTTTACGGCTACCTTGCAATTTATGTTGCTAAGAGCGGTAAGGGTGTTCGTCGCTTTAACCTAACCTGATAGTTAAGTAATCGAGTTACCCCAGCAGCTCAGCCCTAGCTGCTGGGGCTAACATTAGAAAGGAAAACAATGCCAGCCACATACGTAACTGAAGCGGAATTACGCTCAGCTTTAGGTATCGGTGCTCTGTACAGTTCTGCAACTGTAGAAGATGTGTGCCAGGCTGCGGAAAACATTGTTAAGGCTAAATTAAATTTTAATCGCCAGGTGGTTTTAGCTCATAGTAATACTGCTACCACTGGCACTATTTATTTACAATACCCACATACTTTTTATGTTGGACAAGTTATAAATATTGAAAATGCAGGTTCTAAATTTAATGGTAACAAAACGATAACTGAGGTCGGAGAATACTCAGTTACTTTTAACATTACAGGAAACAACAACACACCAGCGCCGCGCCATGAATTAGTTCCATATGGTTTCGCTTATGGTGATACATATACAGATTTTTCTTTACTAGATGAAGTACGCCAGGCTTCTCTTATGATTGCAGTCGATATATGGCAAGCTCGACAAACTTCTAGCGCTGGTGGCATTTCGCCAGACTTTCAGCCTTCACCGTACCGTATGGGTAATACCCTTATGGCACGTGTACGCGGTTTACTTGCGGAACACTTAGCCCCAGGCGGTCAGGTCGGGTAATGTCAGCTATCTCTACCCTTCGTGGAACAATCGCGGCTGCTCTAAGTGATAACACGAGCTGGCAGGTGTTTTCCTTCCCACCTGCCAGTCCTCTGAGTAACAGTATTATTATCGAACCAGGTGACCCTTATATCGAGCCATCCAATGACCATTACAAGACCGTAAAGCCTAAGGTTAACTTTAAGCTTATTGTTTTAGCACCTATGTTCGATAACCAGGGAAACCTAATTAACATAGAAGATTATTACTTAAACATTGTCAATAAGTTAGAAGCGTCGACTCTGGCTTATTCTCTTGGAACTTTTACCGCACCAGCCGTACTTAATAATACGGCGGGGGAACTTCTCTCAGGTGAGGTAACAATCAGCATACTTTCCGATTGGAGTTAACTATGGCTGAACACGATGCAGAGCGCGAGGCTTTCCTTGCCAAAATTGGCCAGGTTAAGCCAGTTGAAAAGAAAGAACCCAAACAACCTAAGAAAGATGAGGAGTAATCATGGCGATTACGCTAAATAATAAAGTCGGAGTCAAGATTGCTTCTATTGACTTGTCCGACCATGTGACCTCAGTCACACTAAACCAGGCATTTGACGAACTAGAAGTTACCGCTATGGGCGATTCTTCGCACAAATTCGTTAAGGGTCTTGAGTCCGCAACACTCACAATTTCATTCTTGAATGACCAGGCAGCAGCTTCCGTACTTGACACTTTGTCAGACGCTTACGGTACTACTGTAGCTTGGAAACTTATCCAGGATAAGGCTACCGCCGTATCTGCAACGAACAAATTGTTTAGTGGCGATTTGTTGGTAAACAATCTAACACCTATTAACGGTGCGACAGGTGACATGGCAACAATGGACATTACATTTACTGTAAACTCTGTTGTGACCGTAGCTGATTCAGGCACGTTCTAGTTTAACAAAGGGGCAACAATGGCGAGCTTAATAATCACTAGGGCCGATGGTACTGAGAGCAGACATGCTCTTACACCAGCGATTGAATATGCTTTTGAACAACAATTTCGTAAAGGCTTTCACAAGGCTTTCAGAGAAGATGAAAAACAAGAACATATTTACTGGCTCGCTTGGGAATGTCTACGTCGCGCGGATGCTCCAGACGTCAAGCCTTTCGGCCTGGCGTTTTTAGAAACTCTGTCTTCTGTAGAAGTTGTGGCGGACAATTCCCCAAATGGCTAACGCGCGATTCCTTCACGTATAGAATCGCTCAACTGAGCATCCATACGGGAATCGCGCCTAGCGAATTTATTAACATGGACAAAGATTTACTTAAGGCTTTTTACGAAGTCTTAAAAGAACAGGCGAAAGAGCGGGATAATGCCAGTCGTGGTAGAAGGCGTACCAGAGCTTAAAAGAGCTCTCAAGAAATTCGCGCCTGACCTGCGTAAAGAAATGTACGCTGAAATTCGCGTTGCCCTCAAAGAAGTCCGCGACGACGCTCGTTCCAAAATACCTGGGGTTGCACCTGGCGGTTTATACAACTGGAACGATACGGGTAAAGACGTTAATAGCCGCACGTCCAAAACACGCTCATTTCCACAATATAACGCTGCTCTTATCCGCCGTGGAATAACCTATAAAATGGGAGCAACAAAGCGTAACCGTCAAGGTTTTTCGGCTTTGTATTCTTTATTTAATAGTGATGCATCTGGTGTCATCGCTGAATGGGCTGGGCGTGTCAATCGTGACGGACGTAAACAAATGGGTAACCGCGGCAGTAAGTCCACTCAAATATACGGACGTTCTAATAACCCAGACGCAGGCCGCCGTTTCGTCCATGCTATGAATGGCATCGGACCATTAAAACAATACGACAAATTTAGCCGTGGTCGTGGCCGTATCTTGTACGCGGCTTACGCTGACAATAGTGGTAAGGCATTAGATTCAGTCATGAAGGCCATCGACAAAGCATCAAAAGCATTTCGTTCCAGAACTCAATCAGTTAGAGAGGCTGCGTAATGGCTATTCGTATTGATATTGCATCTGAGTTTAAGGACAAAGGATTTAAGCAAGCTGAGAAGGCTACAGGCGGTTTACAAGGTAGCCTAAAGAATCTTGGTAAAACTTTAGTCGGCGTTCTATCTGTTCGCGAAATTTACCAATTTGGTAAAGCATCAGTTAAAGCATTTGAAGAAGACCAACGAGCAGCTACACGTTTAACACAAGCCTTAGGTAATTTAGGTTTAGGTTTTGAAGATTCACGCGTTAAAGGGTTTTTGTCAGACCTGGAAGCTACTAGCGGCGTACTAGATGACAAATTACGCCCAGCGTTCCAGTCTTTACTAACCACTACTGGCTCTGTTAGTAAATCGCAGGAATTGCTAGGACTCGCTTTAGATGTTGCGGCGGGTTCGGGAGAAGACGTCGTTTCAGTCGCGAGCGACCTAAGTAAGGCATATACGGGCAATACGCGCAGCCTCGCTAAATACAATACTGGCCTAACAAAAGCCGAATTACAGACGGCTAGTTTCGCGGATATTCAGGCCCTTTTAGCTAAACAATTCGCAGGCCAAAATGCAGCTTATTTAGACACATACAGCGGTAAGGTAGCCATTCTTAATGTGGCTTATGCCAATATGCAAGAAACAATCGGTAAGGGTCTTGTAGATGCCTTCCAGATTCTCTCAGGCAATCAGGGTATTGGCGGCGGTGTATCTGCTATGGATACGTTCGGAGATGCAGTAGCAGATACCACACGCGGCGTAGCGATGCTTGTAAGCGCATTTAAGGACCTAAACACCTACGGCTCTACAGCTCTTGACCTTTTACGCAATATTGACCCATTTAACCCATTAGGTAGCGCGTTCGGTTACGTTCGTAATATGGGCAAGCCTAAGCCAGCGCCATTTAGAACGCCTATGACTATTTCTGGCTCAACAGATGCGCAAACAAAGATAGATGCGGCTCGTAAGAAAGCCGAAGCCGAAGCCGCTAAACGTGCTAAAGAATTATTGGCATTAACTAAAAAACAGGTCAAAGCTCAAGAAGCGTTAAACAAAAAGAAAAAAGAAGAAGGAATCCTGGGACAAATATCCCAGCGTTTTGACCTTGAGCGTATTCAAATAGCAGCCGCTTTAGGCGGTCAAATCAATGAGGTAGAACGAATCCGTCTTGAACTTATGCAAGCCATTTTAGACGAAGACGTTAAGCGGGCCATTATCCTTGAAGGTCAATTAATAAAGGCCGAAGCCGCTGCCGCTGACCTCGCGTTATTACTTGATAGTTTAGATGAATTAGTAGGCGACCCGTTTACTGATTGGCCAGCGACTATTACAAAAATACAAGGTCTACTGAATCAACTCAATATTAAAATACCTATCGAGACTTTATTTGCTGAAAAAGGTCTTAAGTTAGACCAAAAGACTATGACGGTTACGACTATAGAACGCATGGATGTAGACGCTAATAACGTTTATATTAATGGAACTTTAAATAATGCTACGCAACCGCCAAGTATGCCAGGTGGTAGTGCACTTCCTGTATTGCCTAAAGATTGGGAAAGTAATCCAATTCTTGCTCCAGCAGTTAACGCGGCTGCCGATGCATCCGCCGCAGAAGCCGAAGCTGCCGCAGCATTAGCTCTATTAGAAGCCGAAGCCGCCGCGGCTGCGCTGGCAGCATATGAAAATGACCAGGCTCTTAAAGCTTTGTTCGCACAATTAGGATTAGATGAATCTGGTAATCCAATTAATGTAAACGTGGTAGTAGAAGGCAGTATCATTAGCCAGAACGATTTAGTTGAACAAATTACAGACGACATTTACCGCATACAAAAGACAGGTAAGCGGATTACTCTTAGTTCTATTGATATCTAATGCCAGCGCCTACGCTTAGAGTTTTTGTCGACTTTGACAGTAATACCGCATTTGAGACAAATCCGTTAATACTTGATAGTGCCACAAAAGGCATACTTGGTACTAATCGTTTAGGTTCTGGAACGCTACCTGTGGAAATAACTGACCTAGTTACTAGAGTGGCAATCCGCCGTGGCCGTAATCGTATTACCTCTAAATTTGAGTTCGGTAGTGCAGACGTGATTCTTTATGACCAAAATGGCGACTGGAATCCGATGAATCCAGTGGGAACTTATTATCCTAATTTAGTTCCGTTGCGGCAGATTATTATTTATGCCACTTATCTTAACGTAGATTATTATTTATTCTCTGGCTACATAACAGATTATGACACTGGATTTAGGCAAGGTAACGAGAATTTAAGCACCGTTACGTTACGTTGCGTAGATGCGTTTAAACTCCTCGCTGGTTCGGCCATAACGACTGTCGCTGGAGCTTCAACTGGTCAACTTTCTGGAGCTCGTGTAAATGCCATACTGGACGCGATAGATTGGCCTGTAAGCCTGCGAAACATTGACACTGGTCAGAGCACCCTTCAGGCAGACCCCGCGACTACTAGAAACTCTTTGGATGCTTTACAACAGGTAGAGAATAGTGAGTTCGGCGGTATATTTGTAGATGGTGAATCTGCTATTAATTTCGTGGACCGTGACTCACTAATTTCCAGACCTGCGACTTCTGTTTATACTTTCAGCGACACTGGGTCAAATATCAGTTACACAAATGCCATAGTCGCTTATGACGATACTAACCTCATAAATGACGTGACGGTTACACGCTCAGGTGGTACGGCGCAGAATGTGTATGACCAGACAAGTATCGACACATACTTTCTACATTCAGGTGTACGGGATAATATCCTTGTCCAAACAGACTCAGAAGCATTGAATCAGGCTAAAGGTATCTTGGCTACGCGTAAAGACCCAGAAGTACGCATAGACAGCATCCAGCTCAATCTTTACGATGATACGAACCCGAACAAGCCTCTGGCTGGTGTCGATATAGATTTATTGGATGGTATTACGGTGACTAAGACCATGCCTGGCTCTACCAGCGTTACTCAGCCCAGCCTAGTTAATGCAATTCATCATGACGTCACTAAATCAAGCTGGGTCACCACCCTATTCACTTCAGAACCCCTATTAGCTGGCTTCGTGTTAAATAGCGCGGTAAGCGGTATAATCGGGGAAGACGTCCTAAGCTACTAAGGAGCAATAATGGCAGGTGCAGGTTACAAACTATTTCAGACGGGTGACGTCTTAACGGCAGCTCAGGTAAACACCTACCTAAACGAGCAGACCGTGATGGTCTTTGCCAGTGCAGCAGCACGCACAAGCGCATTAACGAGCGTATTAGCTGAAGGCATGGTTTCGTATTTACAAGATACTAACGCTGTAGAAGTTTACGACGGTAGCGCATGGGTTTCTATTGGAGCATCTGGTGACATTACAGGCGTAACAGCTGGAACAGGTATTAGTGGCGGCGGTACATCTGGAACAGTAACAATAACAAATGCGATGGCAACGGAAATTACCGCCGCTGGCGACATTATTGTTGGAACTGGTTCTGGAACATTTGATAATTTACCTATTGGAACAACTGGACAAGTTTTAACTGCCGACACAACTGTTTCGCCATACAAAGTCAAATGGGCTTCGGCTGCTGGTGGTGGAGCTTATACTCTCATAAATTCTGGCGGCACTACCATTTCTGGTAACACAACTGTTTCATCCATAGGCGGTTACACTCACTTGTTTTTTGTCATTGAAGGAGCATCGCGTTCTAGCGGTAGCGGCGTTGAGTATTGGTTAAGATTTAATGGTGACTCTGGCGCTAATTATGCTTGGGGTAGTTTTGGAACATTTAACAATAGCACGGCAAATAGCTGCGGTTTTAATAAAGGTGATACGCAATTTAAAATGGGTTTTAGATATGGAAGCACTACTAATTTTAACGACGGCAACTATACTAGTGGTTGGGTTTATCGTTATGGAACAACAACTGATAAAGCTGTGTATACAATGACGTGGGGTACAGATGGAAGTCCAAATACCACGCCATTTATAGTACATTCAATTGGAGCGTATAACACTTCTTCTGCCATAACTTCTATTACTGTCGGCGCTGATAGTACTCTTGATGGTGGAAAAATCTATGTATATGGAGTGAACTAATGAGCAGACCAATAGTTAAATTTTTTGATGCTGCAACTGAAATAGAAACAGTACGAGAAATGAACGATGAAGAATATGAGGTTTATTTAAAAGATTTAGAACGCGTGGAAAAAGAAAAAGCGGCTTTTGAATTAGCTGAAAATAAAAAAATTAGTGCCTTACAGAAATTAAATTCTCTAGGTTTGGATATTGAAGATTTAAAGGCTCTTGGTCTTGGCTAAGTTGTGTAAAGCTGGGCAACAACTCAGAGAGCAGATTGACGATGCGTTCCCCAGTAGAGATAGAAGTAGCGATGGAACCGCGGCGTCACCAGGACATAAGGCGCATAGTCCTAAATCTGACCACAATCCTGTGGGCCCAGAACAGATTGTACGTGCCTTCGACTGTGACGCTAATTTGGCATCCGACAAATCCGCGACGTTCGACCTTGCTAATCAGCTTCGACTACTTGCCAGAACTGATAAAAGAATTAGCTATATCATATTTAACGGCAAAATCGCTTCCTGGGTCGGAAACTATCGATGGAGAAAATACCGCGGCATAAATCCGCATAAAACACACATACACATTAGCTTTACAAAACTGGGCGATAAGGACGGCAGTATGTTTAATCTGCCCATATTGACTGGAGACACAAATGCAGGAACTAAAAGCAATAGCGGCAAGCTGGGCAAGAAGCTTTTTGGCAGCAGGAATAGCAACATATCTAGCGGTGGGCTGGGATGCCAATGCGATTGTCAATGCAGCTCTGGCCGCGAGTCTGCCAGTCATCCTTCGGTATCTAAACCCTAACGACACAGCTTTCGGAAGGCGATGAACCCGACAGACTGGGCCGCTTTTGTTCTGGCCTGTTTATCTATCGCAGCTATCCTTATCGGTGGTCTGCGTTACATTATTCGCCATGAAGTACCTCTAATAATTGACCGCAGTCATATCGTGTCGCGTATCGAAAAACTAGAGGAGATGGTTCTAGAATTGCTTACTAACGATAGGAGCGCACGTGGCACAAAAAAGAACAAAGGCACAAAAAGCCGCAACGCGTCGCGCTAAAGAGCTAGCAGCTAAACGCCATACTAAAGAACCATTAAAGCCTATTGACATATGGGCTGTAGCTGTCGTAGAAGCGTATGAAGCATTAGTACGCGCTGGGTGGGATAAAGACCATGCACGCTGGTACATAGAAGAAACAATGCGTTTACCAGATTGGATTATACCTAATCCCGACATGAGTCCATATGAGGATGAGGAAGAAGAAGATTAAACGTATAGTCGTTATATCTGACTTACAAGTACCATTTCATGACACAAAAGCCATTAGAAACGTTAGCAAGTTCATCACAAAATACAAGCCTGACGACGTTTTATGCGTGGGTGATGAGCTCGATTTCCAGACCATCTCACGTTGGTCTAGTGGGCGGGACGAGTGGTCGGGAACTATTGGACGTGATAGAAATACTTGCCAGGAAGTTCTTTACGACCTCAGGGTTACCCATATCGTCCGAAGCAATCACACGGACAGACTCTACAAATCTCTAGCATCTAGGCTACCTGGCTTGATTGGATTGCCAGAGCTAGAGTACGAAAACTTTATGGGCTTTCGTGAGCTCGGCATCAAATTCCACCGTAAACCATACGAGATAACTAAAGACTGGATAATGGTCCACGGTGACGAACAGAGCACAAAACCACATGGGGGTTTAACGGCCCTAGAAGCCGCTAAGAGGCATGGTAAGTCGGTGGTGTGTGGTCATACCCATAGGCAGGGTATTTCGAGCTTCACAACGGCCTCTGGGGGCCATTTAACGGGTATCGTGACAGGCTTTGAGGTAGGACATTTAATGGATACCACACAAGCCTACTACACACGTGGGACATTTAACTGGCAGCAGGGTTTTGGCATCCTCTACGTAGACCGTAAAGGTGTGACGCCCGTCACAATACCTATAGATAAGTCTGGTTCATTCGTGGTAGAGGGTAAGCGGTACGGCTAAGCCGTTATCAAAACGTTATACGACACGCCGATACTGGCGTGGTATTTGTCTGCTAGCGAGCGTACATTCTGCCCTAACGAAAGGGGCAGTAATGAACATACTAAAGAATAAGCAAGGTGAAACTAAGTATTACGCTACTTATTATTCAGCATGGAAGGCAGCAGCGAAACTAAATGAAACCGAACTAGACAATCTATGGTGGTTCGAAGCTGACCTGAATGGCTGGTTTTTATTTCAGGATGGTGAAACAAAATGAAACACAACCTAACACCTGAGCAGATTGTTTACGTTTGTTTTGGATTACTAATAGCTATGTCTTTAGCTTATTGGTTCATAATCTCATTAACCGAAAAACACTACAAAAGGGGCTACACACATGGGTACAACAGGGCGAAGTGGCTTTACAGCCAAAGAAATAATGGCGGAAGCCGCAGAAACGCTTGATGAACGCGGTCTCGACTACGGGCATCCAGCGATTAACATTAAAAGAATTGCGAACCTCTGGGCGACATATTTCGGGCGGGAAATTGACCCGCTGGACGTCTGTATCTGTATGGCTCTGGTCAAGGTCTCCCGTATCGTCGAGACTCCTAACAGAGACTCATTTATTGACCTGGTCAGTTACGCCGCACTTGCAGGAGAGTCAGTTATTGGAGACTGGGATAATTTCGATGGCAATTACTAGAACTCCACGAGGTACTTACTGCGATTACTGCAAAATGCACTGGGGCGTAAACGACCCTAGAGGACAAGAACAAGCTGTATGGACGATACGGTCAGAGCGCTACGGTAAGGTCATTAACCGTCATTACTGCTATATGTGCGCTAAGTACGTACAAACATGGTGGGATGGCACGCTATGGTCATTCAAAGAGCAGCTTGAATATACAGAAGGGTCTATGAGACTAGATGTTTAACTTAGAAAACTATGAAGACGTAGATACGCGCATACATAAGTTTTATGAAGAATATCCAGATGGTGCGATTATTACAGAACAGGTTATGAACGATGATGAAAAAGGCATTACCATTTTTAAGGCTATTGCTTATAGAACTTATGCTGATACTCAGCCTTCCGCTACTGGTTATGCGCGTGGTGTTCGTAAGGACCGTGGCGTGGACGCTGCTTTTCATTATGAGAATTGTGAGACTAGTGCAATCGGTAGGTGTCTCGCTAACCTGGGACTGTCTGCTAAAGGAAAGCGACCTAGCGCTCTCGAAATGGCTAAGGTTAACGACACTAAGAATAACCCTGCACCAATTCGTGTCAGAACAGAGGAGCAAAAGGAATTTCTCAAAACAACTAACCCAGCAGCCGAAATTATATGGGATACGACGATAGAACCGCCAGCAGATGTAGTTTCAGCTTTCGATAATGCAGTGGATTTAGTGAAGACAGAATTAAAGGCTGAGCCTGTACCACAGTGTAAACATGGTCAGATGAAGCTTAAAGAAGGCAAGGGGCCCAAGGGACCATATCGGGGTTATACGTGTCCGTTACCTATGAGCCGTAAAGCCGAGCAGTGCAAGGCTTTCTGGCAGGTCGTAGACCCCAGTGGGCGCTGGTCATTTAGGCCTGAGGATGAAGAACGGCTATGAGTCAATCGAGAAAGTATCGAGGGTACGCTTCTCAAAAACTCGTAGCTGACTACCTACGCTCCCACGGCTGGGAACACGCTTTACCCGTGGGGGCTGGTAGGGATGGCACTGACATTACAGGTGTGCCAGACTTAGATATTGAGATTAAAGCTCGTACTAAGCTAGACTTATGTGGTCTTATGAGACAACTCAAAGACAGAAAACTGAATACTGGCATGGGCGTAGGGGTGTTACGCCTGAATGGCCAGGGTGAAGCGGCTATCCAGGATTGGGTGGCCGTTTTGCGTTTAGAGGACCTTGTTTACTTATTGAAAGCGTCTGGGTATGGAACCGACACTGCTACATAGGTGTATTGGATGCGGCTTATGGATATATGGAAACAGAGCGAGGTGTGAGTCATGCCAGTCTATGAGTTCAAATGTGACAGATGCGAACGAGTCAACGAATTAGAACTTCCTATGGAAGCTGCTAAAGAGATGATATGCGCCGAATGTGGCGTTTATATGTGGCGAGTGTGGGCTCCGATAGCTACACACTTTAAGGGTACTGGATGGGGTAAAGACTAATTGTGACTCAGGTCACATTAGACACGACACGCCGAAAGGTTACGCTCAAATCATGGATGAACTTGACAAGTATGTTATGCTCAGACCGCTTGCGCGCCTGAGAGGCAGCGCACTTCGCGGACGAGCATTAGGCCGACTTATTGTCATTTTAGCGTTGCTAATGACGTATAGCTTCGCTGCTGCAGAAGAAATATCACCAGCGACAAAAAAAGATAAACAACCATTTCACATTAAGAATGTAAAACTGTATTTGTATAACAAGTTAGAGTGGGATGAGTTTCAGTGTGCTAATGAGTTAGCCATACGTGAGAGTAACTGGAGAGTAACAGCAGTAAATAGGGACTCTGGTGCGTATGGGATATTCCAGCACATGAGTAAGTACGCTCATACATGGGATGCTTACGAACAAATAGATAAACACATTGAATATATTGAAGCTCGTTATGATGGTTCATGGTGTAAAGCTTTATCTCACTCATTGAGGTATTCGTGGCATTGAAGCCTTATAGGTCCACAGCTCACTGGAAGAAGCTACGATTACAGGTATTACGTAGAGATGCGTACACGTGTGCGTATTGTGGTGACATAGCTACTCAAGTGGACCATGTGTGGCCGAAAAGTCGTGGTGGTGAGGACACGTTAGAAAATTGTGTCGCAGCGTGTGAGCCATGTAACAGCGCTAAGCGTGCGAGAACAGACGTTTTT